AAATAGAAAAGTCAGAGCCAGCGGGAATTGCTTTGGTTTATTTTGTAAGGGTTAGCGCTTAATGTCTGCATTAGATATCTCAAAATGGGCTGAGTCAGTTGGCGCAAGCGTTGACGAAGCAAGCCGAGCAATCAAGCTTGAGGTTTTTACCGGGGTTATTGATGATACCCGCGTGGACACTGGCAGGCTTAAGGGCAACTGGCAAACAACACAGAACAGGCCCGCAAAAGGAACCCTTCCTATAAACGATAAAAACGGAAACGTCGCAAAGAACGCAGTAATAAACAATATACAGGGAACCGGCATTGACTACCTTACAAACAACTTAGACTATGCTGCAGTATATGAAGAAAAGGACGCCATGGTTGCAAGGAACCTTGCGCGTGTTGACACTATAGTCAGAGGCCTTAAAAAATGAGCCAGCTAAAGATAGATCAGGCGTTCTTGACCGCATGGCTAACAACCCACAGCGAATTCGGGTTGCCCACGGCATACGAAAACAAAGACTTCTCGGCGGATCCAGAGCTTGCTTATGCTGAGGTATTCTTGATCCAGAACGCCCTTGACATATTGTCCATAAACGATATGGACGAAACCAGCGGAATCTTTCGGGCTATACTTCGCTATCCTGTAAACAACGGAGCCATTGCAGCAAAGACAAAGGCGCAAGAGATAATCGATGCTTTTAGTATTGGAACAAATGTTTCATATTCTGGGCAATCTGTTATAATCACGAAAACGAGCCGACAAAAAGGCTTTAACGAGAACGGCTGGTATAAAATAGTCGTGTCTATTCAATACATTGCTTTTATAACGAGGTCTTAAAAATGCCAGCATTAGTTCAAACATTCGTCGATAGTGTGATATCTATTTCAGCCGCCTTACCGGCATCACAAACCACAACAGACTATGACGGTCTATCTTTTACTGTTATAGGTCAGGTTACTAGCTGGACGCCGGGCGGACGCACTCATACGCTGACACCAAGCAATCCGGTTAATCAGCGTTCCACTGATTATTACAAAGGAACCAACAGTCAGAGCATGGACTCCTTTACAGTGAACCGTGCCGACGGCGACGCAGGACAAGTGATTGCTTTAACCGCCGAGGCTAGCGATGCAGACTTTTCTTATAAAGTCGAATACCAAGACGGCAGCATTGATTATTTCCAAGGCATCGTGGGTTCTTATATCACTGGCGCTGGAGACGGTAATGCTATTGTTTCTCAAGTGCTTTCAGTTCAGCGAACAAAGAATACGGTAAGCAAAGCAGCCGCCTAAAAAGCGGTAACAAGCACCAAGGCCTTTTTAACTAAAGGCTTTGGTTTTTATAATTTAATGAAGGGTTAATATTATGAGCAACACGATTGATTTTGGAACATACGATTTATCGGCGGAAGCGGCAAGAGGTATCGAGGTTACTCTTATCGACGAAACTAATAGGCGACCATATAAAGGCTTAGACGAAAAAGAAATTGTTATAACTATTCAGGGCAGAGACTCTGACAAGTGGCAAGATACAGCAAAGAAGATCGACGAGCGAAACGCATCAAAGTATAAGCGTCGAGGTGTTCCAGCCGAGGTCACAGAAAGCGACCTAAGAGAAATACTCGCAGCCGTAACCCTTAAATGGACAGACAACGTGCCATTTAAAGGCGAGCCACTGGAATGCACAAACGAAAATTGCTTGATGCTTTACGGCATGAAAAACACAATTGCCGAGCAGCTTATAACGGCTGGAGTGAACAGAGATAGTCTAAAAAAGAGCTAAGGCTAGATCTTGAGCTTTATGTAAGGCAGCGGGCATGGTACGAAACCCGCGCCAAGGACCAGACAAAGGTCAGGGGCGCGGAAATAGACTTCCCTGAACTGCCGGATATCTACCCTTGCGAGTATTTGATTGAGCTTTTCTACCGGGTTGGTCCAAGTAAGATAACCTGGTCAGATATAGACGGGTTTGTGAACAGAACAGGTATTCAGTTGAGCGGCTGGGAGTCAGAAACAATAAAGTGGCTTACCGACGTTTACACGGACTCTTGCAGAGAGTTTTCTGACGCTCAATTGTCCGCGCCTTATCTGCCAAGAAAAGCAGATCAAGGCAAAAACGCAGAGGGTCTAAAATCAATGCTTAGAAGGCCCATAAACTAATGACAGATTTCGCCAACCTAGTAATAAAAGCAGACTCCAGCCAGGTTAAATCAGCAACCAAAGACCTTGGTGGAATGTCGGCTGGCGCTGGAAAGCTCACCGGCGCAATGAAGGCTCTTTTGCCCGCTCTTAGCGCCGCGCTTGCTGTCAACGCGCTAGGAAAGATGGCTGTTGAGGCCAGAGAATTCGGCGCAGCAATGGGCGAAGTCTCTACCTTGCTAGACGACGTTTCACAATTACCAAGAATAAACGCAGAAGCCAAAGCGCTTGCCGCCACTTTTGGCGGATCTCCAACCGCGCAGGTACAGGCATTCTATCAAGCCATATCAGCCGGAGCGGGCAACGCTGCGGAAGCCACAGCAATACTGACAACGGCAAACAAGCTTGCGATAGGCGGCGTCACAGACATTGGCACAGCGGTCGATGGACTAACAACCGTTGTCAATTCCTTTGGCCTTGAGGCTCACCAGGCCGCAGATGTATCGGATGCCATGTTTGTCGCTATGCGAGCCGGTAAAACTACTATAGGCGAATTGTCCAGTGGTATTGGTGGGGTTGCGGCGTTAGCGGCAACGGCTGGAGTAGGGTTTGAGGAATTGCTTGGCGCGACGGCCGCATTGACCAAGGGCGGTATCTCTACCAGTCAATCATTCAACGGCTTAAAGGCAGCTCTTTCCAATATAGCAACACCTTCCAAAAAAGCGTCAGACGCAGCGGCAGAAATGGGCATCGAGTTTAATCTTGCTTCCCTACAGTCAAAGGGCTTGGCTGGATTCTTAGGAGAAATGACCGAGGCGGCAGACGGAAACGAGCAACAGCTAATCGATTTATTTGGATCCGTTGAGGCGGTTAATACCATATTGGCATTGACCGGCGGCAGTGCTGAATCATTCGCTGAAATCATGGAGGATATGAACAGAAAAACAGGTCAGACAGACATAGCCTTTGGCAAGATTGCTGAAACAATGGATTTTAAATTAAGCGCCATATCCGGCAAAATTGCATCGACAAGGGTTTCAATTGGTGAATTCCTGCTAACTCTTGCTACTCCAATTGTCGATCATGTTGGTGAGAATTTTGACACTTACGTAAACTTTTTGTCCGGGATTTTTAAGGCTACTACTGCCACAGTAAGCGCGATGGCGCTTACCATCAAACCATTTACAGACGCTTTTGGGTTGGCATTAACAACAATAGCCGGATGGGCTGACATGTTTGTTACTGCCGTTTCCGGGTACTTTGTTGATCTTGGTGTAAGCGGGTTAAAGGTATCTGAGATTATAGGCATTGGGTTTAGTGAGCTATTTATTAATGTTAAGTCAGGAATCCAGATTGCAACTATTGAGGCGGCTGCTTTTGTTGATACAGCAATTACCAAGGTTCGCGGATGGGTAACAGCGGCGGAAGATACAGAAATGAAACTCGCCGCAATTGATATGGCGCGAAAAGGATCACTAAAATCAGTAATACAAGAAAACAACAACGCGACAACGGCATACGCTGACCAGCTTATACAGGTTAGATTGAACGAGGGCGGCTTTAGTCTTTTGGAGACTGCCGTCACGGATCTTTCTGCCGATACCAATACCCTTGACGCGGACCTTTCTGCCCTGTCAGGGACAATGGTAACAACAAACACAAAGACCGGCGAAGCAAAAAAAGAGGTTGATAGCCTAGCAACTGGCTTGAAAGACGTTGTTACAGAGTCAGGCAATGCGGCCGACGCGCTAGGAAAGACAGAAGACGAAGGACTAGCAAACGCCTTAAAAACACAGGACAACATGCTTGTTAACCTGCAAAGAAGCTGGGGAACGCTTATTTATGAAACCCTAAGCGACGGAAAATTAAACTTCAAATCATTTTTTGAGTCTGTAGTTGAGGGATTTGTAAGAATGGTGGCCCAGCTTGCTGCGGCAGATTTGGCTAAGGCCGTTTTTGGTGGCGGTGGCCTTGGTGCGTTAACAAACGGAACGCTTGTTAATACAATCAAAAAAGGCGTAACAAGCGCAGTAAGTCTTTTGGGAGGCGGCACGGCAGCGGCGGCAACCGGCACAGCGGCGGCCACAGGCACGGCGGCAGCGGCGGCGACAGGGACGGCAGCGGCGGCGGGCGGAACTGGTGTATTGGCAAGCATTGGCGCTGGCGCGTCGGCCGTTGGTTCCGGGATTGCGTCTGCGGGATCGGCTGTTTTGGCAGGAATTTCTGCTATTCCAGTCTGGGGCTGGGCATTGGGTGGTGCGGCATTACTGGCCAACGCATTAGACGATAGCGGCACAATGTCCAGTAATGCCGGAATGCTTACACAGAATTTGGGTCACGAGGGCGAGTTTGGAATAGATGCATTTGCCAGTGGTGCACAGTTTACGGGATTCACTAGGCGCGCAAACGGCGAAGAAGCCACGGCAAATATAGATGCCTTTCGCGGCGTCGATTCATACTTGACCAATGTCTTTGGCGAAACCCTCGGCGGATCGCCAAACCTTAATGCGTCTGACTTTATTGGATACGACGAAAAAGGAACAGGGCGTGGTGCTTTCTTTGGAACCGCCAGCGAAGAGGGCGGAGACGACGGCACGCCAATGGATACACAGCTAGGAAATTACGCTTCCAGATGGGTTACTTTGGCCGGGCTACAGAACGGCGTTGACCAGGCAACGATAGACGCCATTGTAGGCGATGGAAGTGTTGAGGGTATATTGGCAAGGGCGGGTGGCTTGGTTACTCCTGACGGCTCACACGCGCGAGGAATTGAGCGCGTCCCTTACAACGGATACATTGCAGAATTGCACGAAGGCGAGAGGGTCCAGACAAAGCAGGAAGTTCTTGCCAATAATTCTGGAACGACCGATAATATGGTTGGTCAAGCGCTTATGAGCATATTGACTTATCTAATTAAAACATTCGACATAGTTGACCGCTGGAACAACAACGGATTACCGCAAGAGAGAACAGCACCTTAATGAAATTAATTAGGCCGGTAAAAATACTCGACGCAATGTTAACAGCCACAAACGTGGCCGAAACTTCGCCAGCGGCTGACGAATGGGATCCAGCAACAGCTTACAGTGTGGGAAACATTGTCACGGTCACAACCGTTGACGATGGCGCGGCTGTTGCTACACATGACATTTATACCTGCAACACAGCGCACACAAACAAAGACCCAACTCTAATAGCCAACATTGGCACGGATAACGGATGGGATAGAACAAACTCTACAAACCGTTGGCGCCAATTCAACGGCGTATTGCAACAAGGAACAGTAAACTCAAACACTATAACCGCTTCCCTGCTGCCTAGCGCGATAACAAACAACTGTGCTTTTTTTGGTGTTGATGCCGCGTCTATCAGGGTTGTAATGAACGACCCTACCGATGGCGACGTATATGACACAACGTTTTCCATGATATCTGATTCTGGAATAAACGATTGGTATCTATATTTTACAGAGGAAATAGTCAGAAAAGAAAGGCTTTTAGTTACCGACCTTCCGGCCTTTCCAGCGGCAACGCTTTCTTATACTGTCACTGATACAGGGGCAAATGCCGAGCTTGGCGAGTTTGTAATGGGCGCATCTTTTGTAATAGGCGACTCGCAATACGGCGCAAGTTTCGGTATAGTTGATTACTCGGTCAAAAACACAGACGAACTAGGAAATACAACCGTTATTCAAGGCGCTTTTTCAGATACGGCAGATATAAATGTAGTTGTAAGCACAGGAAGATTTGACGAGATACAAAAGATATTAAAGCTTTATAGGTCTACGCCTTTGGTTTGGATCACAGAGGACTCTATTTCAGAGGCAGCAGTTTACGGATACTATAGAAATTTTAGAAATACAATAAGCGGGCCGGTTGTATCGACTACGCTTCTTCAATTAGAGGGTTTAACGTAGAATGACTATTCCATCAATAACCGCGCTACCAACGGCGCCACAAAGAACAGACGCCCCTGCAACATTCGTGACAAGAGCGGATGCCTTTGTTGCGGCGCTTTCAGCATTTGGCACACAGGCAAACGCTTCTATTGTTGGAATTAATAATCTGGCCGTGGCTGGCACATTGTCTGAAGTTCAGGATACAAGCACAAGCAGCATTG